TTACGAATCAAACTCATTTTGGAACTCATCATAGTTTTTGAAGTGAACATTGGAGCGATATCCAAATTTTCCTTTAACTTTGAAGAATTCGAATTTATTTTTATGCTGCGCAAATCCTTGCTTTAATGAATTTGAGAAGTTTCTCAAAGTAAGAGTATTTGAGATTCCACTTGCAGCCGTAAATGCTAAGTATGCCGGATAGAGGTGCGTTCTTGCCTTACCACCTAGATTAGCATTTCCTATATACAAACCGTCATTCTGTGGCGTAGTATAAAAGTAGCCGCAAAATTCGGTGATATGGTCGGATTCGCTTTTTATTTCTAAAGCCTCATCACTTGTTTGTTGCTCTCTTAAAGCGGCCTTAGCGGTTTCAGGCTGTTCAAAGGTATGTATTAGTTTGTAAATTATACCCCCTACTTCCCCCTCAATCTTATCCATGAAATTAGGATCTCGCTCGTTTTCAGGTACTACTTTGTCAAAGTGAAAGATTACCCTTCTTCGCTCAATCCCACCGCTACGCTCTGTAAATCTAGTCGCCTCGTTATTAACGATTAAGACTACTGCGGGAATAACCGCTTTAAATTTACTGCGGTGTTTTGGGTCAATATTTACAGGATCACCACCTGTGATACTTTTCAATCCACCACCATCACCACCATAACGCGATTGTTCAGGGCAAATTAGCAAAGTCTTGCCTACAAAACTTTCCCGTCCGCGTGGTTCATCTAAATCTACTAACCGCCCGCTTTCTGTGTTCTGCTCACCAGCTAATAACGTGGCAATATTAGCAAAAACAGATTTACCACTACCGCCATCACCTGTTACTTCAAAGAATAATTGCCAGTCGTTGCGATTAGTTAAAACTGCGTATAAAGCCGCTAGAATAGCGTTCTTTTTGCTTTCTTTACCACCGCTTACGAACTCTAACCATTTATCAAAATATGGCGTATTTTGCGCTGAATTTAGATATTCATGCGGAATATAAGACATTAGCCAGTTTTCCCGATAATGGGGCAAGAACTCTAACGTAGTGCGGTTTAAAGTGCCATTATTGAAAGCAATCAATTCTTGCGCCTGTGTTCCCATTTTTGGGGATTGGATTTTGATTGTATCAATGATGCTTTCTATTGAACGCGCGCTATAATTGAAGTCCTGTTCATCAAAGAAAGCTACTGCATTATCTAAGAACTCAAATTTATCTACTAACTGCCAGCTTATGCCGTCATAGCGATATAATTCTCGGTCTTTTGGGTTTAATGCTAAATCCATATTTAGCCACTTCGTCAAGGCTCGCGCTTTCTTATTTACTCCGTCATTTTCTTTCAGCTTTTCGGGCGGTGCTAATTGGTCTACTAAATCTGCTGCCTTTTTATCGGTTCGCAAACGTTGAATGTAAGAGCTTAAATCCTCTTTCACTTGCGCGGCTGCATCAATGAGTTTCACCTCTCTAGCCGAAGTGTTTTTTGCTAAATTCTGACAAATTGCGGTGATTTCCTCCTGTTTTAATTCGCCATATTGAGCAATCTTCACTAACTGCTGATCTTCTTTAGCTATACGCGTTGAAGAAATATTGCTTAATTGATTCTCGCCTAGAATAACTGGTTTTTGCTTGCTTTCTAAGCCTTCCACTAATAGGCATAATGTTTGCCATTCTTCACCTTTTCCGTTATCCCATGCTTGCCATGCTTTAGAGCCAGCTAGCACAAATAAATCGGAATAAGGTTCATGCGGTTGATCCGCAAGATGCGGAGCATTAATTAATCGAGCCATTATTCACCCCTTTAATCACTCCGTTTTCAATATCATTGATGCGTTCAGCAATTACTTTTTGAAAGTATGTAAGAGTTTCAACTAAAGAGATCACTATGCTATTTTTTAGCAATCCATCAATGATTTCATCGTTAGTTAAAGTTGCGGCTATTTCTTCCGGATTAAATGAAGGTGGATTCGGTGCTAGTTGTAGTAAATGCTTATTAGCTGCTAACAGTTCATCGTGTAGATTTCGTAACATATACAGTTTTTCAGACGGATAACTTTCAAAAATTTCTGCTAACGTTACGATTGTTTCACCCAGATAAGGTAAAGGCAAATAAAGAGCCTCACCCTCTTTCTTTTCACAGTTCATCTGACAAAGCATAATCGCTTTCAATTCGACCGCACTTAAATTTGAGTAGTCTAATTTTTCATTCATATTCATCTTACTTACTCCCCTTTTGTTGTTCAGCTCGTTCAGAGTTTAAAGCGCCTATCTGTTCCACCACCTCGCTAAACTTATAGAGCAGATATTTATTAGCTTGATTGAAATATTTCAATTTGGCCGTATCTTCTCGGGATAGATTGCCGTCTTTGGCCAATGCGTTAAGCAAATTTCCACCACCAGCCAATTTATTCATTAAATCCACTATTTCATCACGAAACTTGATCTTGTGATGAAAATCACCTGGATAAACTTCAAGACATCGTTTGTTGCTATCCTGTATTAGTTGGAATTGACGTGAAATTTGGGAATACTTCAAAGCCAATGGATTAAAAAACAGCTTACCTTTTCTTTTTTCAGTTTTCTGCTCTTCATTACCAGTGGCACTTTTCGCCACTGGTGGCGTTTTTCGCCACTGCTTACTAAATTTTTATCACTTGCCGCTTTCCATTGTTTTAGCTGTTCCATAGGATTATTTGGTTTCATTTCTTGCCACCTTTCTAATTGTTGCTGCTTTCTTAATTTGCTCGATTGATGCCGCTAGTCCTTTATAGTGCCCAGTATGTAAATAATCTTCAGCGAAGGCTAAGAATTGTTTAATACGTTTACAGGCTTTCTCTAACTGCTCTGGTGTTGGTACGTATGGCTCTTTAAATGATTTGATTTTTTTAGATTTCATTATTTCGCCCCCTTATCTCTACCACTGATATGTTCAGCCGCTTGAATAGCAGTTTCTCGTAAGGTATTAAGAAAATAAGCGTTAGCCTGAATTAATGCTCCAATATGTTTTACATTGTCATTACTCATCGCTTGGCGATCAAAGGTTTGCTCACTCTCAGCAAAGAAACCTAAACGACTTATCATATCGCCCAATTCCATTAAGCCATATTCGATAGATTCACAAAGACATTCGCTTTCTGTGCGAATTTTCTCTAAGGTCTGCTCACTTACATCGTTACTATTAACAACATCTTGAAGAGCTATTTGAATAGCATCATAACTAAGCATGGTCCACCTCCGCGAAAGAGATTGAAGGGAAAGTATTTGCTGATAAAGTGCGGTCTGATTGAAGATTGATTCTTCCAGCAAGCACTAAGACGAACTCACGGGCAAGCTTAGCGCGTGCGTTGCGTTCGCTATCAGCGGTGATACGGATTTTTTGAAGGTGATTTGATAAATCAGTACGGCGAATAGCCGCGAAGATGAATTGATACATTTGCGTAAGTTCCAAAGTTAGATTTTCAGGAACTACCGCTAGACTTTCCACGGTCGGGCGGTAGAACGTAACAAGGTGGAAAACTGCCAACTTTGGAAGACAGCCCGTCATAGACGGCTTATTACGCTCTACCATTGAGAGAATGATCGGATTTAGATGTAAAACAAAATCCGCATATTCTTTTGGTGTGCGAATGTTACGAACAAAAAAAGCACGGTCTAATGGCGTGCTGTCGTTCGCCAAAGTTAGATAGTTCAGCTTTCCACGGCTGGCAATCACTTTTTCTGATTGCGTGTTCATGATGCCAAAATTAACTGTGGTTTGTAAAGCGATTTCAATCAAAAATAACTTGAAAAATATTTCATATTGATTAAAATATCTATGATTTAAATTCATGGTTAGTTTTTCCATATTTTTAAATGACCTTAACGTATTGATAAAAATTACCTTTTGAAGGTTTAAACGCCGCATTGGATAGCCTTGCGGCGTTTTTCTTTTAACGGAATCGAAAGTAGGCTTGATGTTCTTCATGCTCAGTAAGTTCACCTCCCTTAGCCTTATAAATGGAAATCACCTGTTTTAACTGATCGGCATCTGCTATTTCATAGCGGTAATATTGCCCCATTCCATCTGCAGTCTTTTCCGTTGTACGTTTCACTTTGCCAGTTAAATGATTGCGTTCAAGTTCACTGATATAGTTACGTGCGGACGTCATGCCCATTGAATAACCATCAATGCCGCTAATGCTAGAAAGAATTAAGCGGTGTAACACTTTTAAGAATTGTGTTGGTTTTCTTGCTTCGTTCATCTTCCCAACCTTAAGCCCGTGCGGCTTTTTGCTCTTCAATCCATTGATTTACTTCTTCTACATCCCACAGAACAAAGGTTTGTGAAAGCCGAATAGGTTGTGGAAATTTTTTTCTTTAACCAAACAATTTAGTTTTGTGCGCTGAAAGCCAACAATGCGGCAAACGGTTTTACCAGGAATTAATTTTTGTGATTGGATTTGAGATTGTTCCATAAAAAATACCTCACGTTAGTTTAACCATGTGGAATAGCGTTCTATTCCGTTGAGTTGTTCGAACGGGAGGTATTAGAAAGGATTTTTTAGGGTGGCAAAATCTATATAGATCCAAAACGAATCTATATAGATCTCTTGAAGGGTTATTTGATTTTATTTGCTTTGCTGAATTTATCTCGTAAATTAGCTTCACTTAATCCAGTATAACCTTGATATTGTTCACTAATATAAACTATTAATTCTTCTTGGTTGCCAAAGCTATTTTCAGACAAACAAAGTTCTTTTAAGGCTTGTATAAGATTTAAGTAAGAAGTTTCAGATTTTCCAGAAATTTCTCTACTGCTTTCCCCTATCTTTTTTTGGAATTCTTCAATTTGTTTATTTTTATCACTAATTTGATTTTTAAGTTTCTGAATTTCTTCTTGCTGTTCATAACTTTCATCAATTACGGAAAATAATTTCAAAAATGAGATCATATCCTCGTGAATAATATAAATATCATCTAAATAAAGCTCTGTTCTGTTTTCGTAAATAGGCAAATGAAGATAAAGCCTAGAAAAGGTGTTTACATAAATATCAGGGAATTCCTCTATATAACCACGCTCTATTAGCTCTAGGGTATTGTATGGTTCGAATACTTCCTTAGAGAGAGGAAAATAACCATTAAAAACAAGATTTCTAAAACGGTCTAGTTCTCCAGTATAAAGCTTTATTTCATCATTTTTAGAAAAGTAGTCAGGGAGGTAGTAGGCATCATTTAATATAACATCAATACTAAAATAAATATTATTTAGTTTTATTCTGTAAATTTCAAAGTTTTCGTTGTGTTCTATTTCTGACTTTGTTTCCCTTTGGCTAAATTGTAAAAATATTTCTTCATTTCTAATATTTAGCGTTTTATTATGTGGAATTTCCCGTTTATTTACGCTATCTATCTTATTAATTCGCCCTTCAAGATGAATTGAAGCTTGTAAATCACCTGATTGAATATATTCTAATAAATCGTATTCTGAAATATTAATATTGTAGTTTAATGAGATATATTTTACCGCATCAGTGATTGAATATGCCTTTTTAGGCAAGAACTTTTGATTCGACATAAACGCCCCTTTCGCATTTGTCCTTATTGGTAGGAGCGCACCAACAAGATAAGGTTTCTTGCTTTCGGAGATCAGCCTAGATGCGCTTTATTTGGTTATTCAGCTAATGTAATAGATTCAATTTCCCATCTATTGCCTTTATAATTTTTTTGCAGAAATTTTACAGCTTTCGTTCTAGCGTCTGTTTTATCTACCGCATTTATAGAGATGGTATCGCTATCTACTTCATTTCCCATACTATCTATTACAAAAAAACTAAGTATATACTCTTTATTTTCCATATCTGGCCTTATTTTTTATACTCACGGAGATATTAGTTAGCATAGTTTCTTTATTGCTATTGCTACTACTAATTATTGTTCCGGGAATGAATGATTTACTTTCTTATTGTTTTTTTCAAAAGTTGTTGAATGATTGGGCGCTGTAACTCTTGTTTAGACCATTCAGCTAATTTTGTCGTTTGTTCTATACGTTTTTGTTCTGCTCTTAATTTATAAAGTTGATAACAAAAATATGTAATAGCTAATATTGCACCGATCAATATAGGTAATTTTAAGATTGGCCAAAAAAAGTAACCTAACAGGATTACAAAAAGGCATATTGCTAAAAAGAGTAAAAAATCTAAAGCAGAAAACACAAAGGAATCAAATGCAGCCAAGACAGATTTAATCATATTAACCCCTTTTAATATTTTGATTATTTATTGTTCTATTTTATCAAAGTTTAAATGCGGTAAGCTACGTTTATTTCTTATTTTTGCGCTTAGATTATAATAACTTCGCTACAAATTGTAGTACGTACCCTAAAGCCTTTTTTTAGGGAAAATTTTAAAAATTAGCAATTTGATAATATGTTCGTGCGATGTAGTCACGTATAAAAAATCCCCACGTTGTGAAACGTAGGGATTTATTCTATCTTCTTTTCGCAATTCTTCTTTCGGCCCTCTTCATATCTTCAAGATTTTTGTGCGCAATATGGTAAATTGTTTCTAACACTTCCATATTAGGACTATTCTGTCTGCTATCTATTTCACGTTTTGCAGCATTACATTTACACCTTAAAGCATAAATAACTTCTTCTATTGGATAAGGTTCTTCATCATCATAAAGACTGATAAAGGTAAAAGTGTGGTTGTTTTTTTTATAGTGCTTTACTGCCGATAATAGTAAATTCTGCTTAGCCTCTTTACATCTAATCATATATCCAACCCATTAAATTCTTCTAGTGCCTGTTTGTGTTCTTCTGATAACTCAAAAATCAGATCGCCATATTCAAGTTGATAAGTTCCGAAAGACATCAGGAACGCTACGGCGGAGTCTATTTTGTTTGCTGCTTTCTTCTTATTTGGTTTTATGTTGGCATTCGCATCTGTTTCCATAACTACATTTGATAAAGCCCACGCCAGCACCGGATCGCCGTTGTGTTCTATCATCTGTCTGTTTATTAAAACTTCCGCACTTTTTGCCACTGGGCTAAATCGTTGGTATGTTTGCGGGAATGGCTCTACTTCAAGCCCAGCCGCTTGTAATTGTGTTCGTAAATGGGTTGCGTTCCATACGTCAAAGCCTGTCATTTTGATATTGAAACGTTCAGCATCTTTCAGAATATCGTCTCTGATTTTATCGTAGTCGATACAATCCCCTTCCGTTGCTATTAACCAACCACTGCGCACCCAGTTTCGATACATTGCGCGGTTTTTATTTGCCACGTTGTTAAGCTGAAATTCTGGAATGTAGTGTCGTGTAAGCAAGCGCACTTTGTTTCCGTGTGGGAATGTATAACAAAGGCTTGTTAAGTCGTTGGTACTTGATAAATCCAGCCCTAAATAGCAATCTTGATGAAGTAAATCGCTTTCCGTGTACTTCCGTTCGCATTGCGCCCAGTTTCCATCACCTAGCCACGGTGTAGAGCCTTGGCACCATACATTAAAGCGTTTAGTTAGCATTTCTACCCATTCGGACGGAATATCCCTAGCCTTCTTGATTGTGTTCTCAAAATCAAGATAAGGAATGGATTTACCTATGTTCGGATTTGCTTTTATCCAGTTCTCTTGATTGTCGATTTCGTTTTCTTCGTCTAACTCAAAAATCAACACAAATAGACTTTCATTCTGCTCATTTCCTTCAAGGATTTGAGCGCAATAATCATAATGCTGTTTACAGGCTGAAATAACGTTACTTCCGGCTGTTGTAATAGCAAAGAGTAAACCTTCAGGGCGTGCGCCTTGTCCTAGCTCTAACGCGCTATATACGCTGTTGTCCGCGTGTAGGTGATATTCATCTACAATAGCCAAACTAGGGTTAGTTCCTTCAATCGTTGAGGATTTAGCGGCAAGCGGTCGCATAATGCTATTGTTCTTCGGATTGATTAGCTTGTGTTGTTGAATGTTAAGGCGCTTTTTCAATGGAACTGAAAGTAAGCACATTTGACGAGCATCATCAAAAACAATTCTTGCTTGATCTCGGCTAACGGCTGCGGTGTATATATCCTGCTGTCCGCCTTCCATCACTAGAAACCAGTTAGCTAAAATGGCTGCTATCGTTGATTTAGCGTTCTTTCTTGCTACTTGAACGTAAGCGGAGCGATATTTTCTTAATCCTGTGTCTTTACGCTTAAAGCCTAGAATATTGGCAAAGAGAAAGACTTGCCAATCTGAAAGGATAATAGGCTGTCCGCGTAAGTGTCCTTTAACGTGCGGGCATAGTTTCGAGAAAGCTAGAAACTTATCAACCGCGCTTTTATCAAAGAAATAATCGGGATTGTTTAAATCGTTAAAATAACGCTCTACGGCTTGTTTTATTTTCTTACAAGCCACTAACTCACCCGATTTGATTTTCTCTGCGTATGCTTGCCATATTTCCATATTTCGCCTACATAGTTAGGATTTCATCTAATACATCGACTTCATCTACTTCAATAGGATTTTTTCTGCGGCTTACAGGGTCGAAACCTAGCAATGATGACATCTTAATCATCACTTTTTCAGCATCTGCTTTCGCTGATAAAGCTGGATTTCTTGATTGAGTGCCTTGACTATTCACAATAATGAAGCCATTTTTGGCTAAATCTGCTACGGAATGACGCCAAATTGCGTAGTTTTCGCAATAAATTTCAAGGTTAGTTAAATCTTCTGCTTTAATATCGCCACGCTCTGAAAGTTGCTTAATTCGGCTTTTCCATTGGGTTTTAGCGATACCATCTAAAAAATCAGGGGTTTTATAGTTTCTTCTCTTACTCATACATTTCCTTATTTTCAAAAAAATTGCCTTGCGTAAAAATTGAGTTGGGCGGGCGGTTCTTTAGGCTTGCCAATTTCTTTCAAAAACTCCCCCCACCTGTTCAAATTGTCTTTTGTTCAAAATTTATACCAATCCAAATTTGGATTGGTTAGCTCAACTGTTACCATATGACCACAAATCAACTGTGGATATATCACCATCATTCAGTTGTTACCATATGACTACAACTCAACTGTGTACATATGGACATGCTTTAATTGTTTCGATATCAAAACGGTTTACTTCTTCGCACCAAATCCGCGTTGGTCTATCACTCGTGTTTTATAGCTATGGCAATCACGACATAAAGATTGATGATTAGATTCAACCCAAAATAGCGGGTCTGCTTGTCCGTTCTCGACTGGCTTAATATGGTCTATCACTGTAGCGGGCGTGTAGATACCTTTCTCTAAGCACATCACGCAAAGAGGGTGATGCTTTAAGTATTGCGCGCGGTATTTACTCCACTTGTGATCGTAACCTCGTACGCGACTGCTTGGGCGGTTATCCTTTGGCTTGTGCTCTTCACATCTACCAGACTTCACTTTATTTCTGCATCCTGGATAACTACAACGTTTTAACGGTTGATAAGACATATCGGTTACTAAATCCTTAGTAAGCGCAAGGCTCTCTATAGACTTCCCATAATGCGGAAATCGTCATGGGTGCTTGTTTAAGATTGGCTAAGTCTGTTATAGCCTCACGGTTTGTGTAGAGGTAGGCAATATACATTAAGCAGCCGACTTTAATTGATGGCGTAAACGGAACGGTATTTTCTGTTTCTTCATCACCAAAGGTTTTACCAATATGCTTTTGGCATACTTCCAATGTAGCGACCTTATAGGTTTCGAGTAACTCATCATCTAAATCATGATCGAGATTTAAATGCGCTTTGATGTCATCTAGGGTTAAATTAATATTCGCCATAAGCCTCGCCCTCTTTACACATTAACTGTAATTCTCGGTGTGATTCCATACTGTCAATCACCGAATAAATATCAAATAGTCGTTTACCGTATTTAATCCGCATTTTGTTTGTAATGCCCTCAATGTAGCGAATGCGAATGCGGATGATGTTTTCACCCATTTGAAACGGGCCGCTAAAATACTCTCGCCCTTGCAATGGTTCTACACTGGCGCGGACGGTTGCGATATGTTTCCAAAATGCTTTGTGTTCACCGTGTAGATTGGTTTCTCGCTCTCGGGGATAGTTTCTCGCCTCAATGGTGATGACCTTGTTATATTTCCCCGCTTTAAGCATCACTGCCATTACTTGCCCCCTGTTCTTGTTCATCACCGCGTTTAACTTCTACGGTTTGTTTCCAAGCCTGGCTAAATTCATCTCCACCTTCATAAGGCGGTAAACCTTCACGGCGGCGAACTTCATTTGGAGACATCACTCCCGCTTTGATTGCTACATCATAACTACTAAAACGTTCGCTTTGACTGGTGCGCAATAAGTCGCTTGTATCAAATTCGATTAAGTAACGTTTATTGGTGTTGCTGCCTAAATCAATCATCAAGGCATCTTTGAGTTGTTGCTCAAAGTTAGTAAGCCAAGGGCGTAAGGTTTGAGAAAGAAATGCGCGGCTTGCCTCACTGAAATTCGCATAGCTACTATTCGAGTAGTCTTGTAAGAAAATCGGGCTAATATTGTAGATTCGGGCTATATCGAAAATGGTAAACGTGCGACTGGCTAACCATTCTGCATCTTGGTTTGTCATGCCTAATTGTTTATATTCCATTGAGCCTTCAAGAATAGGGGTTTTACCTGCATTCTTCGCACCCTTGTAACGTTCAAGAGCTTTGACGGCTTTCTGCGCTTTTGCATCATCTAACCATTCAGCCGTTGAGATAAGCCCGCTTGCCATCAATCCGTTTTTCATAATGGCTGCGCCATGGCGTTGTTGGGCCAAACCTAATCCCACCGTTTCACGGCAAACTGTTATCGGAGAACGCCCCATAAATCCATCAATAGAACTATGGCGTAAATGTAAAATCTCATCTTGAAGATAGTTTTTTGTTACCCCGTTTAAGTCTGTGATTTGATAAATATATTCACCCGTTACTTTACGGAAGATATTTACCGCACTTGGTTGATAAGGAGTAAGGCTTATTGGTTCGCCTTTGTTATTCCACTCAATCACGGCATAAGCGTTACCATTTAGCAAACAATGGCGCATCATCGTATTTTTGAATTGATACGGTGTTTGGCTGCGGTTTGGCATTTCATTAAGAAGATATTCAACAGGATGACGATAAATTCTTTCTCGGCCATCTTCTTTTAGTGCGTATAGATAACAAGGCATTGATGCGACCGCCTCTGAAATGACTGTAACGGCATTCATCACGGCAGGTAACGATTCTGCAGTTTGTGGACTGACAAATTCGCCCGCGCCTGTATTGTTTACGCCCATGTAAGATAAAAGCTCTTCTATTGTGGTTGGCTCGCTACGTTGCTCTTTTCGTCTAAAAGGATTCCACATATTAAGACTCCATCACATCAAGCCACTGTTTCAAAAGTGCGGTAGAATGTTCTTGTGTTTTTTCTTTGGCAGCGACCATCGAACGTTTAGCAATTTCTACGCTACTTTCAGGATAGGCGGGAATGCTTGTTACGGTAACTTCAAAGAGTTCAGCTTTTTGTACAGTTCGTTGGCAAGGCTCTACATCAAAATCCCATTCTTCTTGACTGGCTCTAAATCCAAAGGACATGCCTGTAATATCACCACGCGAGACGCTCACCAATAAATCTTTCCCAATGGTTGTATTGGGCGGGGTGAGTTCAAAGCGCAAGCCGATTGAATCTTCTTCTAGCTTTAATGTTCCCGCACTGGTGCGACCGAGTAACTTGGTGTAGTCGTGTTCAAAGAGTGCACGAACATCTTCGCCACTGGCTAAACTTTCACTGAATGCTTTAGGCGCAAAGGATTCCAAAAAATCACAATAAAGCACTTGTGAAGGGCTATTCCATTTCACTACATAACCAACTAGCTTTTGATTTTCTTCATCGGTAGAAAGTGTTGCGGAGCGGATTTCAAATTCTTTATTCATATTTCACCTATTAAGCAAAAAAAGGGGCTTTCGCCCCTCTATGATTTATGCTGTTGTCTCAATCACTTTGATAGCATTTGAATCTACTACGCCACCACCTAAATATTTATCGGTGTGTACTTTGTAGAATCCTGGCTCGGTTAAGTTGTCCGGACGGGTTCGCACGCCTGTTTCGTGATCTATAATGAAATATCCGCGTTTGAAGTCACCGAAGGCAATTACTGCTTTATTTGCTCCACCTGTCGGCATTGTTTCTAAGAAGTGGACTGGACGACCTAATAATGTTGCTGGGGCATCAGCTGTTAAACCATCGCGCCAGATATAATCTCCGTTTTTGTTTTTAAGTTTTTGTAATGCTGCAGCAATCGTTGATGACATCACCCAAACCGCATTTTTACGGTATTTACTATGAAGTGTATAGAACGCATCGATTAAAGTATCTGCATCAATCTTCGCTACGCCTGCCACTTCAATTTTTTGAAGTTTGCCGAATTGGCGAACTTTGTCATCTTCGGTTGTGCGTTGGTAGGTTAAGAAGCCTTTTGATTTCTTGTTACCATCACCGGAAGTTAAATCTGTTTCTTCTGTTTCTGTGAAGGTTTCAGAAATTTCATCAGTTAGCCAACCTAAAACATCAATGCTTGAGAAGTCTAAGATTTCTTGTGTAGTCTTAGGATAAGCATAGATTGAATTCAAAGCGATCGTTACTTCATGAAGTTTCGGGCTTGCTGTGCCGTTGCGTGCTGTGCCTTCTGTTCCGTGTTCTACTGCTGCGCCGCCAGCCGATACTAATTTTTTGTATTCTTTCGCTCCAACCGGTAAGCGTACTACGTTACAAAGTTGACGCATTACGCTATCGTCTGTTAAGCGTTTCATTACATCTTTGTCTAACTGTGGGATAACTGAATATCCACCATCTTCACCATTACCAGTAGTTAAATTGCGAAGTTCACCAGTTTTAACATAATGGCGCAATTCATCATTTGAAAATTGTTTAGCACCACGTTGCTCTACAGGACTAACATTGCCTTCAAGGCTACGCTCTTCATCTGTTACAGTTTCATATTTACTGATTTCTGCACTAATCTGCTTGCTTGAATCTTTTAGCTTTTCAAATTCCACCGATTCAGATTCATTTAATGATCGATTTTCTTTTTCTGCTTTTTCAAGCATTGAGCGCATTTCTGCGACTTTTTCTGCCTTTTGTTGGCGTAACTCAATTAATTTTTTAAACAT